TAAGAAACAATAGTAATACCTATTAAAGCACATGAAACAGCTATATAGTCGCAAATATTACAAATCTTTGCCGCTTTTCTTTGTTCTGGTGTTTCAAATTTATAATTGTGTAATTTGCCTCCGTTCATTTTTAGAAATTGCTGAACCTGATTTGTTGGCAAATATAAAACTGCGTTTGTGTTTCTGTTGATTAGTTTATAATCTTGTAAATTTCTTAAAATTGTGTTGTTTAATAATTTTTTCATGTTCTTTTTTTTTAATGATTTATAATATTGTAAAGATACTAAAAAAACAATAACATACAAATAATTTACAAGTTATTTACAAAATACTTTGTTTTACTAGGTTATCAGTAACATTAAAAAAAGTTTGTTTTTGTCTGTTTTTTAGTGTTTTTATAGTGTTTTTTAGCTTCAAAAATTGCCTGATTTAGTCAATTTTCGTTAGCTTTTACGGGCTTTTATGTTATTTTGATGGTATTATATTATGTTGCTTTTTGCGTCCTGTATATTAAAGCGCGCGCATGCGTCTACAAAAATAATTTGTAAAAAACAAATAAATAATTATCTTTTTTTTAATTTATAACCATTCTAAATAAGGAAATACTATGCATGCATAGTAAATAAAAATTTCAAAAAATCTCTATATATAAGCCCCTAACAGTTTCAACGCTATTGACAGTTCCAACAGTTTCAAATAAGAAAAACAGTTTCGGGAATTTTTTGTTGGGGGAAGAAAATATTTTTTTTATTTTTATATATAAGGGTCAGACAGTTTCAACATCTTTTTTATATATAAGGGCAAGACAGTTTCAAGGCTCTTTTACTATATATAATCCTCTAACAATTTCAACAGACTTTAATCTTTAGTATAGGTTTTGTATGTAAGTATCTGATTTATAATTGGTTGACTAACTTCACATACTTCAGCTAAATCTGATTGTGTATATACTCCAGCCGCATATATTTCTCTAATCAATTCCGCTTGCTCATAAGTAAATTTTCTTCTTGAATATCCTCCACCTCTCCTATCTTTTCTATCTTCTCTTTTAATCTTACCCATTATTTTTTTTCTTATTCTTATCTTTAATCTTTTTTCTTTCAATCTTGTAACAAACACTACATAATCCTATTAGTTCTGTTGTTAGGGGGTCGTATTCTTCAGGATTTTTAGATATTAATTTAGGTCCTAAGTAACTCTTATCTCTTAATAACTCAAATTCTTTATTACATACACTACAAACAATCTCCATCATAATTTTTTAGTTCTAAAATTTATGACTTTGAAAACAGGAGGCACCCCCTCCCCCCTATACCCCCCTCTATAGTCTCCCCCCATCATACTGCTTATGCATATAATCATCAATAGCTTCTTTACACTCATCAAATCCTTTACACACTTTAGCTGTATATCCAACTTCATTCAGATATTCAATCCATTCGTGTTGATGTTTTGAGGCGTAAGATTTTCTATCTTTCTTTATCTCTAAAAAAAGACCACATGATTTTCTAGTAGGGTAGCAGATTTGGAGGTCGGGGAATCCCTTAATGTAACCGCTAGCTTTCGCTTTTACGGCTTGGGTATATGATGTTCTAATACCTCCTAAGCTAGCACAGAATTTAGCTAAGGGATATTGTAGTTGTAGGTATTTAACTACTGACTTTTGGAGCTCGTACTCGCTTGACTTTTTTAATAATCCGTTTTTTGTTGTTTCGTTGAGGCTCGGATTTATTTTCTTCTTTTTCTTTTTTTTCTTTTTCATTTTGCCTTTCTTTAATAACTCCATTTACGAAGTCTAAAAGAGTTTTTTGAGTATTATGAATAATACTTATCTTCTTATTTACATGGTAATATCTTACATCAACTCCAATGAGCCAAAGTAATAAAATTCCGCAAATAATGTATAGTGTTGTTGTCATATTTTTATTTTTCGTTAATTTTTTCTAATTCAAACTCTAAATGAGCTATTGCTTTCTTAATACAATCAACAGGAGTATCATGTTTTTTATAAGCTCTTAATATATATGTGGTTGCTGTTGCTAGATGGTAAGTTAAATCAAAGTTATCACATACTTTTCTTGCTTGATATCCTTCCCTGCCTTTATAATATTCAGGAACTCTTTTATCTCTAGCTAATAAATGTTTATCTGTATTAGTCATTGAGTCTAATGTTGTACTCATATTCCTATCGTATTCATAATAGTATTTACTATGCTCTTTCTTTTTCATCTAAATAATCAATAAGTTGTTGGGGGGTATATATAGTTAGAGCGTCGTTATAGGTTTTGTATATCATTCTAAATTCTGGTACAATTTCATCAAAAGTCCAGAACGACCTAACGCCGCTTTCAATCTGCTGCTTCAATAATCTTTTTATATTATTATATTTCATACGGCAAATATATAAATAATTATTTAACTAATCATCTTTTTCGTTTTTTCTCCACATTCTTTTGTTTTTAGTAATATTTTTATCTATTGATTTTTCTATTTGTGTTGATACATACATACCACTCACAAACCCTACTACAAATGTTATTATTGCTATCATAAGTCTAATTTTAATTGTCTATTTTTTATCATTATTTCTTTCCAGAGTTGATTAATTTCTTCTCCTGAAAGTTCTGTTGTTATCGCACTGTGTAATTTACATTGTAGATTAGTGTCTGATGTCATTACTTCAGCCATAATTCTAGCCTTCCCTATTGGGTTGCATGCAAATTCTTCTATTTCTTTTTTAGGCATGTCTAACAGTTTCATGTGTTTGTTAATTTTTCATATTCTTTTACTACAGTAGTCCATATCTCATGGCTTTCATAAACTTTAGAAACTCTTATATAGAATATAGATAAGAATCTTTTATATATAGCTGACTTATCTTTATCACTCAATATGGTATATCTCTTATGGTCGGGTATAGTCCTTAATGTTATATGTATTGGAGTCATTATTTTAATTCTTTATTAATATTATATATTTGTATTAAATTTTCTATTTCATCTTTTGACATATATCCGCATTGATGTATAACTGTATGGATTACTTTTGGAATAGATATTAAATTATCTAAACTATTGTTATTATGATTAAAATCAATGTGATGAACATCCCAATCTTTAGGTATTTTCTCAATATGTTTCTCATATAATGCTCTATAACTCATTATTTTAATTCTTTAAATTTTAAATTAACATTTAGTTTTTTTGATATATGTTCTAATTTACCTTTTGTGTTTCTATATATTAATCTCTTATCTTGATGCTCAGGCTCTTTACTTGATTCATTCCATATTAATTGTCTATGAGATTTTATCCACTTATAATAATTCTGAACATTTAATACAAAACTATCTGTACCTCTTACTCCTTGTCTAAAAGCCTGAACTATATCCTCAAATGTTAAGTTCTTAAAATCTTCCTTAATATCATAAGCTAATGATTTAGCAAGTATAACGATATGTTTCTCATCTTTTACTTGTCCCAGCTCAACTAATGTTTTGCTGATTAAATCAACACACATTAATTCTAATTCTTTTATATCTATGTCTTTTATCATTTTATTTGGTCTTTTCTTATTATTAATTTATCAGTAAATTTTTTACCCTCATCTTCTAATACCAACATATTGTTAGCTCCAACGGTTATTTTAATATTATCTCCAACCACCAATCTAATCTCATATCTTTCAAAGAACCTGCCATTTTCTGGCTCAACATAATATTCTTGTCCTTCACTCCCTACAACATAAGCTTGTAGAGACTTGTCTGTAAGTGCATTTAATTCTAACTGTGTCATTTTACTTCTATGTTTCATTAACTATTCTTTACTATATCTCTGGCTCTTTGCCAACTACTTATCTGTTTATCTACCTTACCTACCTTAACCATTTCTATTTTAGTTTTATTACGCTCCCAATTTCTAACGGCAGCCTTCCAATCTTTCATTTTATTTTTACCTACCATCCATCCCTTACTTTCATAAAAATCAAAGAAGGCTTCTCCAAACTGACCTTCCTTATAAAACTCATCACTATTATTTCTTTCTAAATAGTAAGTATTAATATCTTCAACCGAAGGCTTAACAAATCCTCTAACCTTTGGTACTATTGGATTAGCTACTTCTCCTGTAATTTTACCTGAGCTGTATAAATCATATTTGTCTAACATCTTAATAACAGATGCGTGTGGTCTGGAATTTTCATTCAATACTCCATATTGAAAGTCAATGAATTTAGGTATAAATATCTTTTCATTACCATCAAACCACACAACATCCTTACCAAGAACTTCAACAGCCTCATCAGAGTTTATAGGTTCTCCTATTCTGATTCCAGCAACTTCTAAATCAACATCCCATATACCAGCTGCGCTACAATCATCTAAGACATATAGCCAGAATAATCTTTGTTTAGGATTCAGTTGTTTGAACCATCCTTTTTTCCATTTGTCTGTGTCTGTAAATCTCTTTGCCATAATTATTTAGTTTTGGTTTTATAATGTTTATTTTCTTTCATGCCTAATATCTTATTTACTGCTTGATTATGTTTCATACTCCCATCATAGTTGTCTGCAACATCATCATAGTCTATTTGGGTTTGATTAGGGTCTATATCAATTTCCCCCTTTCCGTAATACACTTCTGAATTACATCCATGGCACCATCTATAGTTTTTACCCCAATTAGATGGGAACACACTATCTCCACAATAATAACATACTTCCTGACCATCGCCTTCTGTAACAACTTCTGATTCAGAATCATTATATTCTTCCGCACAATCGCCCCAATAATGCCCACCATATCCTCCATATCCATTATATGTACCATAGTTGCTCCAACTGAATTTTCCAAACTCCCTATTCGTATATCTCTCACATCCTAATTCTTCTATCAATCTTTCAATCATTAGTAAACAGTTCTCAGCTGCATAAAAATCAACAATTTCTTCATCAGAATGGGGACTATAATATCCACTACTCATATTAGCTACACAAACATCTAGTCCATTATCAACTAATTGCTCAACATCTGTCATAGCGCCTGATGTTTCTTTATATCCATAGTGCTTAATGATTTTAGATATCTTTTTAGAGAACTTCTCATCAAACAAGTCCTTACCACCAATACTGTTAACGAAGTCTGTATGTCCTCTCCTGTCAGATTGAAATACATATCCAACATCACTAAACCATTCCATATCAGCATCAGTACTTCCTATACATCCAATTTCTTCTGAGTGGAAAAAAGCACATTTAATAGTATCACAAGATATAAGCATTTCTAAAGCTACCCAAACGCCAACCTTATCATCTCCGCCAACTCCCACTTGTTTATATTCATCATTGCTAAAAGCAAAGATTATATCTTTATTTTCATACACTTGAAAGTCTGCATGTATTTTATGAACCGTATCGGTATGAGCTACCACACAAGGATAAGCTCCTTTAGAATAAGTCGTTCCCTTAGTAACATAAACATTATTATCTTTTATAATAATATCAGCGTCAGGGACATTTTTTTTCACAAACTTCTCTATATATTCTATCATCAAATCTTCTTGACCTGATGAGGTTTGAACTGATAATACATCTATTAAAAGTTCTTTATAATTTAACATTTTATTTTTTTCTTTTTTCATAGTTTTTATAGTTTTTAGGGTTAATAATAGGGTATAGATACCCCTTAATTCTTATACAAAGATACGAAAAATATCTGAGACTACCAAATTATTTAGTAGTTTTTTTCTAAATATCTATCAATAATTGTAATAATGGTAATAATATACCTTTTGAAGTGTTATTATCTCCTCCTACAGTATCTAAATTTGTATTGAGGAACTTTCTACACTTATCTTTTAGTTTTTTTGTTGTAATTAAAATGAAAGAATCTTTAGAAACAACGAAACAATAGTAATCAGATTCCGTTTTAGAGATACCTGACAGTTTCCCACGACATTCATACTCTACAAATACACTGCCAGTTTCAGCAGCCTGTAAGTCTGTCTTAACTTCTATTGATTTATTGTTAAGTATATCTCCAAGTTCTTTCTCTTTGATTTGTCCTAACTTTAAATCATACTTAAAATCGTTTGAGTATTCCATATTAATTTTATAAAAGGAAGGGGAGAGTTAAGTGATTTGAGTCTCAATCTCCTGTATCGTATTCACTCTACTCAACCCCGACCTATAATGCACCACCATGTATTAGAATGGCACATCTGTATCATCAGAAGTCTTAGTTTCTTTTTTAGGAGCTTCGTATGTATTTTCAAAAGCATAATGAGTAGCTCCTTTTTCTGATGGGTTTTTTCTTTCAGCTATTGTAATCTGTACCCATCCATTTTTAGCTATCTTTTGTAAGTCATCTAACTTAAGATTAGCGTTTATTAAACTTCCGTACTGAGTAGTAAATTCTTTAATACTACTAGCTATGTAATTTTTTTCTGCCATTTGTTAATTGTTTTATTGTTAATAATTTGTCTATCTTTTGATTTATCAGTATCACTTGTTCCTTTAAATCATTTACCTGCCCATCTATAGTATTGCTCATCATATCTAATTGAAAACAAATATCTTTATATGGAAGGGATGTTATTTTTGGATATATTTCTGAAAAGTCCTCAAATCTTTTGTAGTTAGCTATTACGGTTGAATGATGATTGTTTGTCAGTTGTCCTATTTTCATAAAGGGAATACCGAAAGCTTCTCTTAATACATACATATATAATCTCCTAGCGTCAACAATTTCTCTGAGTCTTACCCTGCTCTTTATTTTGTCTGCAGAGACTCCCATTTTATCCTCAATATAATCAAGAATAAATTTATTTTTAGTGTCTGTAAATTTCATAATTATCTTCTGTTTGTAGGTAAAGCTCTTACCATATCATAATTTTCCTCTCCATCTACTACTATGTTATGTCTATTAGGTATATCAACTTCTATAATATCTATAACATCTTTAACATCTATATTTAGAAAGGTAGCTAATCTAGCCATGTGGAAGTATCTTAAATAAAAAGGGTTATCAATATATTTTTCTATTGTACTACCTTTTACATTTATTATTTTACCAAATCTTACTTTGGATATACCTCTAATACGAAGTATTGCTTCAAGTTCATTTTTAGAACTTCTTATTTTATCATAATTATTCTTTGCCATCTTTAGTTTTTTTTAGTTAAACATTTTTTTCCATTGGTCTTTGGGGTCTATTGTTATTACATCTTTTTTTAATAAAGATATAATTTTTTCAGCTTCTTCTTCAGAATAAAATTCTAGCTCTTTATATATTTTACCTTTTTCATCTTCTGATATAGGACTAATTCTTAATAGAGACTCTATTATGCCCATTTGAACGCATGAGCATAATAAAGGTTCTCCATTAATCAGTTCGTTAAAGAACTTATCATCCACCTAATCAACTATTTCATCCTGACCAAATACTCCTTGCTCATAGAATCCAGCAATCTTTAATACAACTCTACTCATTGCTCTTTTCTCTGCCATAGCTACAGGGAATTTTTTACCTCCACCCATTAGGTTAGAGTTATCTCCCTCAGCTTTAGATTCTCCAAAAGACATCATGTTGCGCATATCTCCATTTACTTTCATAGAAGCTACAGCTTTTAATACACAAATTCCTTTTTCAATATCCATAGTTATAACTTCATATGCTACAGTGATGTTATGTTTAGATACAATTTTATCTATTCCTGTTCTGGTAATGATTACAAATCCTCTCTTGTCTTTGTAAACATCTTCTTCAACAAGTCCATTATCTTTGAATAATCTTCTCAAAGCTTCTTTTCTTGTTTCTTTAACAGTTTCAACAGTTTCTTTTTTTGTTGTGTTGTTTTCTACTTTTTTCATTTTATAATTAGTTTGGTTAATATTCTCTTGTTCTTGTTCTCTCATTGCCATAAATTCTTCTTTCATTCTACCCATATCTGTATGTTTTTGGATTAAAATTATGTTCTGTGCAGTGCTCATCAAATACACTTTCACTCCACTCTTTACAAGAGTAACATCTATTCATGTCAGTTTCTAAAGTGTCTCCACAGCATAAGCTAGTTTCCTTCATTTCATCAAACTCATCAATGCACTCGTAACACACATCTGTATCATCATGTTTAGGGTTACATCCACAGTTCTTACATTGGGGGGTATCATCTTGGTATTCTCTTGGGTCATCATACTGACCTCCTGTAATAATAGTGTTAATCATAGTTAGTTTTTTTAGGTTATTATTTTAATTATACACTTCAATTTCAGTAAAGATAAATTCCATATTTTCTTCCCAGCTCTCATCAAATAAACGCTCCTCGCTTGCATCTCTATATCTGTTCTGTTCTTTAATATACTTCTTCCATCCTTTTTCAGTAAACACTCCTTCTGACTGTCTACCATCATACATACAATCATATTCTACTAAGTAATAAATTTCTTTAGTTTTTGTTTTCATAATAGTTTAGTTTTTTTAGGTTTATATTCTATTTATTGTTTCAAATCTTATACAAAGATACGAATAATAAATGGAACTGCCAAATTATTTTGGACTTTTATTTAATTTTCTTTGTGTTTCTACTATATTATACGATATATTTTAGTAAAAGGTTACACTTTTTTTTACCTTTTCTTTATATCTTTATCTTTATCTTTTTCTTTAGCTTTATCTTGTTCTTATTCTTTAAGGGTATAGATACCCTATAGATACCCTTTAATTAAAAATAATGTGTAATTCTTGCCACTTGTCCATTAAACCTCTCATGTAAAAAACCTTCAACAGCTTTAGGAGTACCTGTAAACCCCTTTCTACTATGCCAACTATCTGTCCCTGCGGGACTTCTTAAATATTCTACAGTAACCCCAATATAATCTTTAGTATCTAACCACTTATGTTTAACTTTATGATGTAAATGATGTAAATACCAATATCTAAACTTTGTATCAGACCAATATTTTGGTTGCTCTTGTGCCATTAATAATGGTAAATTATCCATTTTAGCCCCATCTCCATGCTCTAAACCTATTAAACTATTACCATACTTATAATATTTTCTATGAGAAACTTCTGAGTCAACAGTTACATCATCACATTTTCTGAACCAACTTTTAAGTGCATGAGCTAAATGAAAGCCACTTTGATAATCATGATTGCTCATTGAATGCACACAATCTACAGGAGCCACCTCCCTTAAAATCTCCACACATTGCACATATAAAGCTAAAGCAATTTCAAAATGTTCCCACCATTTTCCATCTGTATCTTGATGAGTTCCCTTAGTAGTTGTATTATAAACATTATCTATATGTAAAATATCATTACCTATACAAAACAATATCCTCTCTATATTAAATCCCTCAACTTTCCATAATATACCATTAATACCCTCAATTACTCTTTCTACAGCTATATCTATATTATATCCATCTTTAGTTTCTAAATCATTAGAATATTTACCTATATGTATATCAGCTGGATTGATTATTAACAGATGTTGGTTAGCATCTTTAGAATTTCTTTTTATTTTTTTGTAGTCTGGAGAATGATTTTCAATTAATTCTTTTATTTTGGGTAAAATAATTTCTCTCTCATCAATATTTTCTTTTGTTACAATAGAGAATCTTAATTCTCCAGAAGCTGATTGCCAATGCTTTACACTAACAACATCATTTTTATCTATGCCCCTCTGTTTCAAATGAATTTCTAAAGCTGTATTACCATTAATATTGTCAACAGTTTCAGCTCTATTTTGGTAGATTATTTCTTCTTCTTCTTTACTAAGTCTTAATCTTCTTCCGTATTCTTTCATAGTTTTTTTACAAATATATAAAAAAAAATTTAATAAAACATAAAAGGGGGAACTACCCCCCTTTTATAACCCAAAAAAACTACTTGAAAACATAGAAATACTCCCTAATGGGAGCGTGTAGTTATCAGCAAAGATAACTATTTTTTACAACAATCTTTATCACAAACAGGATTCTTTTCAAATGCTGAAAAAACCAAAGGTAAAACACCTATCCCTGTTAGTATTAAATTATTTGTTGTTATACCATGAGTAGTTATATCAGCTGCAGCAGCTAATACAACAACACCAGATACCGTTCTTTTACTAGACCACTTACCTTTAGTATCTTTGAAAAGTTCTAATACAGATTTTACTAATTCAGTAATTGGCTTGATTGCGTTGTCCGCTATAGCAGAGCCTATCCATTTCTTAAACATATTACTTCTTGTTGATATCCGCTATTCCCTGACCTAAAATAAGAGCAAGAATTGCATAATAAACTTTTTCCACTTCTCCCTCAGTTAGCCCTAATTTAACAGATAAAATAGGAATAAAAATTGCAGATACAGTGTACCAAAATTTCTTTGAATTAAACATTTTCTTTAAAATTTCCATTTTTTTTATTTTTTAATTATTAATATTTAGAAACGGACAGCCGCTCCTACCTTAAATTCTCCATCTTTATTATAAGTTGGCTCTACATAGACATTTTCCCATACTTTAAGAGAATAACCTATACTTAAATCCATACTATCTAAATCAAACTCCTCTGTTGAAGATTGAGCTGAGATAAAAAGACCTCCACTTATATTGTATCTACCAAACACATCATATTCATCATCTCCACTTTTTCTTAATCCCACCGTTAAATTATCATCTACTTGATAACCAACACCTATACTATTAGTAAAATTACCTACTCCCCAACTCTCATCATCTGAAGGTTGAGATATATCACTAACTACCATAAATTGAGCTGATGATACTAATGTTGTAAAAACTACTGCTAATGTTAATATTACTTTTTTCATTTTATTTTTTATTTTAAATTAATATACTCTATTGTTACTTCTTTACCATCCTCTAAAGCTTTCGCTATAGGAGGGTATATTCTTGTGTAAGCCTGAGTTGATTTTCCTATATAACCATCTTTTTCAATTTGATTATTAACTTGAGTATCTCCAACAAGCAAACAACCAGCAGTGTGCTCATCAGTATTACCACAATGTATAAGGATGCAACCAAAATTCGGAACATCTCTGACCCACAAAGTTCCCTTATGTATCTCTGAAAACCTATTTTTATATTTCTCATGTATTCCTCCAACTGTTCTTAATGTTATTCTGTATGTGCCTTCTAGTATTCTAGTTTCTGTTACTATCTTATCCTCCATTGTTCTATACTCATCTTCCAAAGTATAACACAAAAACTTTACTCCATCTGTTACATCAAACAAAAGTCCATTTGTAGAATCTTCTTCACTACTAAATCTTACTACTCTTAATTTCATATTATCTTCCTTGACCTCTATACTTTTTTTTATATCCATTTTGTCCCCTAGAAGCATTCTTACTATGAACCCCCTTACGCTTCTTATTATTTTCTTTCCTAAAGACAAATCCTGCTTTCTTAGCCACTATTAAGCTGTTACCATTAAGAACTCAACATCACAAGCTGCGGTATCTGCATCTGCTGCTATTTGAGTTATATCTGCAAAAGCATTAAATGTTGTCCCCACATCTATATCAATATCAGGACTCATTAAGAAAAATGATTCTCCAGCTTCTAACTTAAAGAATTGAGAGTCCGTATCATTATATAATCTAAGAGTTACATAATTAGTATCATCTAAATTTGTTATTCTAAAATAGCACCAATCTGCAGCTACTATCTGACCTCTACCATCTACAGTAGAAGTATATAGAATATCAGGAAAAGATGTGCCTATACTCATTATTCTTTGAATAACCTCTCCTTGACTAGCAAAGGTTTTGCTTATACTATTACCATAAGCTGTTCCGTTTAATGTTAAGCTTTCTGATATTGTTATTGTCGCCGTTGCCGCCGTTACTGTACTTGCCATCTTATTTATTTTTTAATTTGTAAAACTTATATATTGTAAACACAATCGCTAAAGATATTGAAACGAAAGTCAATATCTGATTACATTCTGTTAATGTTAGAGCGGTAGCACCTCCGTTAGCCGCTATAACCTGTATTGAGTCTTTTGTTAGCATTTTTATTTATTTTTATTTATCATCACTTTTGTTAATTTGTAAATTGTAATTTTATTGACATATTGAAATACAAATCATTACTTCCTCCCGCTGACTTAACCAAAGGTAAAAGTAAGTCCCCCTGCTCAATGCTAGTTACTGTGAAAGCGTTTTCATCTATCAATCCTATTTTATTATTACTTCCATAAGTAGAAGCTGTATATTCATCTAGGATAGTCATAATGTTAGTAGCGGCTCCTACCTCAAAAGCATCTGAAGTGTCGGCTGTTGGAGTAAGTTTAACTAAAGCAAATGTAACAGTTTCAGTTACATCTCCATTTACCCATCCATAAATACCACCTAAATCACAATCTTGGTCTGCAACATACATAGATGACCTTATTGCTTTACTAACTGTTATATCTGTAGCTGCAGTAATGCTGGTCGCTCCATAATCTTCTGCAAATTCAAAAGCAGCTTTAGTGTCTGTCATAGCTGATGGAAACCAATAGTTAGTAGAACCGCCTGGATTCATAAACCCTCTTAATGAAATAATATCTTGTTTAATATTTAATTTAGTTAACCACTCTAAAGAACCTCCTGAATTTTTAGTCATTATAGAGTCATTAGAAGCTGCCTCAAATCCTTTAGGCACATGAAGGTTAGCGTCGTTTAAATTTTTATGCTCGTTAATTGCCATTACTTATTATACTTATTATTAATATCTTTTAGAGTCTTAGCTAAACTCATAACCTCATCACTAATAACTCCATTTTCTTCTTCTTTATCTATCATATCTATAAGTTTACCCGCAGCTTCAAAAACATCATCATAACCAAATTGACCTGCTCTTTGTCTGATAGCTGTTAGTCCTTTTCTATAAACCTTATCATTTTTCCCATAAGGAAACTTATATCTATCTTTTGTTTCTTTACTAGCTTCCTCATCTATACATAAAAACCATTTCTCATAATTTTTCCAATCATCTCCATCTTCTCCCAACAACTCATTACCATCTTCAGAACTAAAAGACCAATCACTATTTTTATCTACCTTATCTTCTTCAATAAGAGATTTAGCATGAGAAAACCCCTTACTATTTAATTTAGATTCATCATAATAACCATTATTATCTTCTTCACATTCAGCTAGAGAATCATATTTACACTCTCCCTCATCTGTCCATCTCCATTTATTATTTTCACATTCTTTACACGGCATAATTTTAATTTTTAATAGTAATAACCTTTATAATAATCACATCCACATCCATTGATATATCCGTATTCTCCACATCCACAGTTTCTATAATCATCATATATACTATCATACATAATAATACCATGATTTTTCCATACGCCCGAACTACAAGGTTTATTAGATTCATAAGTAGGGAACATTCCATCTTGGTCGGAATCATTAAGATACTCTATAGCGTCTTGTAAAAATATTTCTGCTTTTCTATAAGTATCTTGTTTATAGACATTTAATTCATCAGGGGTAACAATATGACTAAATTCATCTATATTACTTACAACACCCATACTGCTACTATTCATTTGAATCTCCGTAATAATTTCAAATCTAGTAAACCAAGCTAAACAATCTAAAAGATAGTCTGTTAAAAATGTTTGATTGTTAGCTGTTAAAGTTCCCGCATCATTTTCTTCTTTTAATTCTCCATAAAACTTAACTCCTAATTTATCTTTTACATGAGCTAACTCAGTAATAATTAAATTATTATCACTAATTAAATAAGGGTCAGTATTAGCATTAGTAAAAGATTTACTAATTACTTCAGCTGCTGTTATAAGTGATTTATATTGTCTTAAATTCGCCATATTAATTTTGTTCTATAGTTGTTTCTTTAACATCTCCATCTCTTTCTGTTACGATAATCTCTCTATCAGCAACAAACATATCTCCATCTTCCAACATATCAAAATCTTCATCTAATAAAGCTCTCTGTTCGTTAATAGTTAATACTTGTTTAATATCAACATCATTAGCATAAGATACAGGAGGCTCATAATGTATCGTTAAATTTTTAGGGTCAAAACCCATTTCATGATATAATAACTTATGAATACCTGTTAGTAATAAATCAGATGTTTCTTTAATAACAGTGGTCATAACCAAATCATAAGATATTCTAATCTCACTTCCTGTATTATTCATCTTACCAGAACTTACAATACCACTTAAAGATGGTTGCCATCTATGAGCGGTAATTATATTTTGGTCTGTAATTTGTTGAAGCTCCATCCAACTACCATCTCTATCATCTTTTAATATCTGAACATTAGCATTTGCTGTATCTCCATTTTTAACGATAAACATAATCTTACCATTATTACCTTGTCCACAAAATTTCTTTTGAGCTTCTTGAACTAATTTTTTAGCTTCTTCTTCTCCCATATCTCCATTAATCTCAACGATAGCTGAAGGTTGGAATCCGTTTTGGAATTGTGTATTATTCCATAATCCTATTTCATAATCTACAGATATATGCTCTAGTCCAGCAACATAATCAGGTAGTCCATAAAATGTAAAAGTAGGCTCATAATCTTTGAATTGCATTACGAATCTACTTGATGTTACTCTAGGATAAAGAGCTATCTTTTGTATTTTTTCATCTTGACTTCTATAGTTTCTCCAATCAGGATGAACATAAACATCTCTTTTGTTTTTAGACATTCTGACTGTAGTAGCGTCTAAATGATAAAGATTTATACCTCCCCCATATAAAACTCCTTCTACATAAGCGTTCCCAAATGTATAATAGTCATCAGCTAATTTTTTGAATACATCTCTTAATGATTCTCCATCAGCATTTACATCTTTAATAAAATCTTTTGTCGTATCATCTTTACAAACGAATTTAGCTCCAGCTGTAAATACAACTTTCTGAGCTAACACAGACCTATGGGTAGATGATTTTCTTTTAAGCTCCGCTAGATATTGAGGAAATAAATTATCATTACCAAAAGGAATGAATTTACTATGTATTCTATCTAAATTTAGCGGCTCCGACACATTAGGAGGGGTTACTAAATCAAATACACCAAACTCAAAAGTATTACTCTTGGTCTTTTTCTTCGTTACCTGACTCTTTTTCTGAGTCGTTGGTTTCTTCTTTAACTTTGCTGACTTTTTTAGCATCTGATTTTCTAGTTTTTGTTTTTTCTGTTTTTTCTACTAAATCTGTAAGACCCAATGTTTCGTGCACAAAAGCTAATTCTTCTTGAGAAGCAGAAGTTAATTTAACTATTCTACCACCTCCGCTAATTTGCTTATTTGATAATGGTTTATATTTTGCCATAATAGTATATATTTTTAATTGCTGTAAATCTACTACATTATTTTCACAATCACACATATAAACAAAAAAGATACAAGGGGGTTTTTACACCCCCTTTTATCATTCTTATAAATATTAGCTAGTTGTAGCTGTCATATCATCTGTGTCTAAATCAACTGTAAGAGTACCTGTATATAATCTAGGTAACTCAAATTGTCTAGCTGTCAAAACAACTGTGATTCCATTTTCTTCAGAATAAGCAGCTCCTGTCTGACCCTCCATTGAAGTAAGATTTAAGTAAGTCTGACTTCTATAGATGTTAGCGTTAGCTGAACCTCCTACTGAATATTGCTCACTTGCTCCAATTACCCATCTAGCTCCATTAGTATCTACTACAATACCCATTAAACATCCATCTAATAGTTCTTGTAATTTAGCCATTTTTGAGCTATTTGTTAAATCCCCCATTCTTGGTAGATAGAAAGATAAAACACACTCAAAAGATGTTGAGCCATTTTCTTTTGCAGCTGTTACATTTAATGTAGGAATTTCATCCGTAAATTCAAACATATGCCAAGCAGCTGTTGAAGCTCCTGAGTCTACTATATTTGAAATTTCATGAGCTGCAGCCGCTGTGTTTACAAAAGTTACTAAATCTCCATCTGCCCAATTTCTTAGGAATATCTGCGCTATACCACCTGTTCTTTGTAAATCCGCACATTCTAGTGCTAATCCTTTAGTTATTGCCATTTTATTTTATTTTTAATTGATTAATAATTATGTTAACATTGCTCCATTAACCAAAGAATCCCAACCGTATTGGAAGCCCATTGTGAAGTTAGCTCTCACATACATATTGTCCGAAGCCTCATCATAGAACATTTTTAACTGATTATCAGGGTCAGCTACATTTGTACCGATAATTAAGTTATCTTTCGCTGCATATATTGCTCCATTCGTTTGTTGTGTACCTATTGTTGCTCCTGTAAACAATGGAGGCACATCTCCTCCTGTTAATGCGGTTAATGCTGTGTCCCACTCATATACAGGAACAACCTCTACACCTCTAAAGTATAATCTTTGTTTCCCTGCTTGAGCTTCTGAATGTCCATAATCAACTGAACCTGTAGCTGCAACTTGAGTTAAGTCTGCATACCAAGCGTTATAAACATTAGGAGTAACAAATATTCTTTTCTCACTTGCAGGAGTTTGTTGTAATTCTGCAGGCGCTGTATTCCATACTTCACTTAATATTGTTTGTCCATCTGTTAGAGCTAATGTCGCTCCTACTGTAGTATAAAGACCTGCTGCCCCTGCTCCTGATACTTCTCTCAGTTGAGTTCCTGAATTAATCGCATTTCCTACTGATAATAATTGCCATAGTCCATCTCCCATTGATTGGTAAGAACAATCAGCTACTGCTGCTAAAGGGTCTCCTGCCCACATATTTCTTACTGTATCATACTGAATACCATTTCTTACTCTATCAAGAATTACATCTGCGATTTGAGTTCCTGTTAAATCAGGCATACTTAATCCTGCTTTGTAAGATTCAGCAATGTATAAGTTTTGAAACTCATTCCAACATTGTTCTTGTTTTACTGAAACTTGTTTAACTTCTATTGCTTTTTGTTCCATTGTGAAACCATCAGGGTTACAAGCGTTTGCTGTTCCGCAACCCGAATTTTGTGCTGTTATACTTTTTAGAGACGGAGCCATTGTAATGAATTGCTTAAATTTCACATTTGGATATATTGTGTAATTACGCATAATGTCATCAGAATGAAACATAGGCTCTAATAAATACTTTGATGCGTTATTTCCCGCATAGGTTAACGCTCCTGCTAATGCTATATCTGCCATTTTTTTTCTTTTTTAATTATTAATATTATTATTACCTAACAAAAGGTTCTTTTAATGAGTTTGCAATAGCGTTAAAAAATACTACATTACTATCTAAAACTTCTTCTTTTACTACCGCTGGGTCTGATTCTGTTTTAATTTCAGTTCCCTTAGCGTGAGACTTACTTGTTAATCTCTCTACTTCAGCTTTCAACTCTGTAATTTCATTGTCTTTAGCTTCTGATAAAGTATTAACTTCTACTACCTTAGATTCTAATTCAGAAAGTTTATTAGAAATTTCCTCATTATCAGCTAAAATAACATTTACTTCTGGTACTTCTGTTGATTTAACATCGCCCTTAACTGCAGCAACAATTTCTTCAACTTTTTTACCAAACCATGATTTTAATTCTTCTGTCATTGTTTTACTTTTTTTATTATTATTTAATTGATTTACTATTTCCTTTTGAGTTTTGTTTTTGAATTTACTAATATCATATTTAGCTGCAACCATCACAGCGTCTGATATTCTATCAATAAATCCATATTCTAAAGCTTCTTCTGAATTGAACCAAGTTTCCTCATCCATCATATCCTCAATTTGAGATAATGGCAAACCTGTTTTCTTTGTATATATATTAGCTATCTCAGAACTTAACTTATCTAAAAGTGTAGCTGTCTTTCTCATGTCATCTGCTTCTCCCATTGCTCCACCCCACGCATTATGTATCATATATAAAGAATTTTCTGACATAATAATCTCATCAGCAGCTAATGGAATAATGCTTCCCATGCTCGCAGCTATTCCCTCTATATAAGCTGTAACCTTACCTTTATATTTTTTAAGTGTGTTGTATATAGCCATACCATCAAACACTTCTCCACCAACACAATTAATATGTAGGTAAATATCCCTACCTTTTAATAATTTTAAATCATTAACAAAATCTTTAGCTGAAACCCCATAGTTTCCAACCTCATCATACAAATAAACATCAGCATACTGCTCTGTGTCTTTTGCGTTTATTGAATACCAACTCTGCTTATTATTCATTTTACAAAAATAATTTTAATTAATATTTTATTTACGAAAAAAATGGAAAAAAGATTTACCCACGAACATTTCGTTTTAACATAGATTTATCTCTCTCCTTATAAACTATGTTCTGAGCTGTTCGTTCAGTTATATCATATTTTATTGATAAGTCTATAAAACTATTGGTTCTATTCCCATCATTGGTAACAAGTAACTCATCAAAATCTCTAATTACCATATAATTTCTTAGCCTTTTTGGCTCTATCATGCCTCTCTCAATTAAATGAGATAGCATATCTTTTATTTGAGGTTCATCTCCAAACCTTAATTTTAACTCATTATATAATAAGTTAATATACTCTGTTATTATATCTGCTTTATTTTCTCTTTGTGCCATCTTATTCTTCCCAATAATTATATACCTGAGTCCAAAATTTAGTTACAGCCTTCCTACATCCATTGCAAGTAATAGTTTGTTTGACATTAGGGAAATGTCTATGCCATTCAGCAAATAAGAAAGGTAAGCTTGTAGGATGATATTTATTCTTAGACTCCATATGTTCCTTATTACTAATAACACTCTCCATTATTTCTTTTCTTTTTTCTCCCTTAATCTTTTCAGCTATTACTTCTATACTCATATTATTCAACAGTTTCAACTCTATTTGAGTTATTAATTACTCTTTCCATTTATCTAAAGGACACTCCCCAAAAAATTCTTTAGTAAGGGTTGTTTTAGCATCTAAAAAACATTTACATTTACCACATCTTGCTCCCCAATTCCATTTAGGATTTCTTAACATTAAAAAATTTCTGTAAAAATCACACTTTTTACAAGTATCTAACCTGTCTTGTTTAACTTTTTTATTAACAAACATATCTTAAAAACTTGCTTCTGCTTCAATTGCGGTTACTTTATTCTGTGAATTTGTAATATCAGCCTCTACAACTACAACTTTACTTGTTGTTCTAGCAGCGTTTCTCATATTCTCTTGTCCTGAAACTGCAAATTGTGTTTGTGCAAATGAAGGAATATTTGTTATCCCACCATCAGCAAACTTAACCCCGCCTCCAGCATAATTCATAGCTGATAATTGGCTTCTAAACATTTTAGAGCTTCTTTTATTTATAACCGCTTCTCCACCTTCTAATTCTACTACTCTACCTCCTACAGCAAATTTCTCTCCACCTTGACTATGAGAATTTCCATACACCATCCCACCATCAGCATATTGAGATACCGTTCCAAGAGTAGTGTGTTGCCCCCCAAAAGTCATTAGACCTGTATAACTACCCGCACCTCCACCACCACTACTACTACTACTACTATAACTACTACTACTACTAGGTAAACTACTACTTGGCGTAGATGTGGTTGAAGTTCCTTTAAAAGCACTTGTTATATTTCTTTTAGCAGCTCTAATAGCTGCTACAATTGCTATTATACCAATTAATTGAGCCCACCAAGGCAACCCCCTTATACCATCCGCTATAGACTTCAAAAAGGTAGCTCCAGCTAACATTATAGTAGAGGCTGTTTTAGCTCCATCAGCACCTACCTTAGCGGGAGTAATAGCTATATCAGCTGCTGTAGCTAATGTGCTAAGAGTAGTCATTAGAGCCATTATCTGTTCTGCTGTAGCTGCAGCTTGAGTTATTATTATACCAGCTTTTCTCACAGCGTTCATTTCCTCCTCCTCTCCAGCTACATCTTGCATAAAACCACCTAAATCTCCTAAAGCTCCTATATACTCTCTCATTGCCTGTTCTTGAGCATTTAGAGTCTCTATAGTATGTGTTCTCACTTGCTCATCTAGTTGTATAGTATCTTGTGAATATAAATCAAACAATTTAAGTTTTTGATTCAGGTAATTACGAGTTAATTCCATCATCCTTAGATTATGTTCAGATTCTGAAATCTCTTTATTAGCTAACCTCAAATCTAAAGCATATTTTTCTTCCTCATAGATAGTATCTAATTCTCTTATCATTCTCCTAAATGTATCTTTGTTCTTTTTTATTGTTTCGAGATGTATCTCATTATCCATCTTTGCTATATCTACATTATATAGTTCAGCTAACTTCTTTTTATCTTTAAGAAATTGCAATTGGATTTCTGATAATTTTTCTTTCTTCTTAGCATCATCACTTATTTCTTCTTCCGCTATTATTTTCTCAGCGTCTCTATTAATTGTTAATTCTTCTAACTCTTGTTTGTAATAAGATTTATTTAAACTTCTTTTAGTTGCGTTTAACTGTATTAAACTTCTCTTTTCTTCCGCATCACTTACATTATCTTGGATTCTAAACGCTTCAATACCTCTCTTTTTAGCTTCAAGCATATTTATCTGATGCTGGTTTTCGTTCTGCACCATTGTAACAAGTGCCTTTTCTCTATCTATCAGTTCCTGCATCGTGTATTGTGCTAACTGCGTCTTATCTTCTGGCTCAAAGTCAAAAAGGTCATCTATATCCATCTTATCAATAAGAATGTTAAGTTCATCTCTCATCCTCCTTGCTTCTATAAGCTCATCCCCTAACCCAGCTTGAATTTTATCAAAAGCCTTTAAGAACTTATCATCTTCTTCACCCATCCATGTTCGATAAAACTCCACAGCACCAGCAAAATCATACCCACCAAAACCTTCACTCCCTAAGTTTTCGAAAAGTGTCAACACATCCCCCCGCAAAACACGCACTAGTTCGACAGACCTCTTGTATTCCATCTCCATTTTTAAGATATTATCCTCAACATCTATCAAAGCTCCTTTGGTAGCCTCTACTTTAGCTAATTTTTTAAGCTCCTCTTTATAACTTTCAGCAGCTATTTCAGCGTCATTAAACGCATTTACTTGACCTCTTAAATGCCCAAAATGTTTCTCACTGATATCTGCTAATTTACCTAATATCTTAAGCCTATCCTTTTCAGTAGCTTCAGCTCTATTATATGCTCTAACTAAAATATCAACAGCTTTTGATTTTTTCGTTGTATTATCAATAACTTTTTTATCTATATCCTCTAGTATCTTTTGTCTATCTATAATATCTTGTATTTTCCTACCATAGTCATCAGTGACATCTGCTAATCTCTCTGTTTCCGTTTGACTAAACATTAGCCAAGCAACTAACTCCCCTAAACCTATAATTAAAATACCTATACCTGTAGATACTATAGCTACTTTTAATGCTCTCACGGCAAATTTAGCTATATTTGTAGCTATTGTTAATCCACTCATCGCTCCACTAGCCAAAGCGGTATCAGCGGCAAGATATTTCAACGCAGCTCTAGCTGGCTTAAGTCCTATAACAAAAGCAAAAATCATTTTAGTAGTAAACTTAACTGTCTCCCAAAACTTTTTTAATTTTTCTTCATTCTCAACAAGAGAATTAAGCCATTCCGCAAATCTTTTTAGAGTGTTTTTTAAGGCTCCTCCAAACTGCTGAACTAAAGCTATTGAAACTCCTTGTAAAGCGGATTTAACCTTAAATATACTTCCTTGTAATGTATCTCCAACAGTATCAGCCATTCTTTGCCCAGCTCCATCAGCTAACATTAACTCATCTCTCAAGGCTTTAATATCCTCAGCTCCTTCTAACATTGTACCAAAAGCAGCTACTTGTCTTACATCCATAAAAGATAAAATATCCGCTAAATCAGTTCCCTCATCTTGTAGCTCTTTAAACACCTCTAGCATTTGGTCTAAATTAGTAATGGTATGTCCTACTTTTTTAGTTAATTCAGATGTAGGGTCTTGCATTTTTAATAAAATATTTCTTAAAGATGTACCAGCAATAGAAGCTTCAATACCTGTGTCAGATAATTTAGCCATAATAGCTGCTGTTTCTTCAATAGAAAAACCAGCCATAGCGGCAATTGGAGCTACTTTAGTCATAGATGTTTGCCATTTTTCAATATCTAAAGCAGAAGATGTAAATGCAACAGCCATAACATCTACCACCCTTGTTGTTTCACTAGCGTCTAATTGAAACCCTCTAATAGCGTTACCCGCAACAGTAGCAGCTCTAGCTAAATCACTACCTGTAGCTATAGAAAGATTAATAACTCCCTGTGTAGCTTGTTCTATTTCTACTACTGTAAATCCTAATTTAGATAAATTTAACTGTAGATTAGCTACTTCAGAAGCGGTAAAGAATGTTGAACGACCTAATTCTTGAGCTTGGTCTGACAATCTTTTAAATTCTTCTGCATTAGCTCCACTAACAGCTTTAACTTTAGCCATAGTAAATTCAAACTCTGTAAATGTACCAATCATTGTTGTTAGAGCTTGACTAACCCTTCTGAAAGCAGTTAATAAGATAGTGAAAGCAGCAGCTCCCTTTATAACCCCCATAGTCATTGACTTCTGTAAGCTAGTACCTTTTTTAGTAGCGTTATTAGCATCTAACATAGCTTTCTTTGTGTCTCTTAAAGCTTTTGATTGACCTTTAATAGCGTTTTCATTCTTTTTGTATTGAGCTTCAGCGTGTTTACCAGCATTAGCTCCATCTTTCATATCTTTCTTGATGTCTCTTTGCTGTTTTCTTAATTTCTTAAGACTATCTTCAAGTTGTTTGATTTTACCTACACCCTCAACCTTTACATTTATTACCTTATTTATCTTTGCCATATTTTTTTATTTATTATCCTGCGAATATATCTATTACATTACCACCTTCTTCTAAGTATTTGAAATACTCATCTACTTCTTTTGGTAAAGCTGTATCTATATTATTATACAATCCTATTTGTATTGCTATTAAATCTGCTTTTTCTACAAAGTTTGACCTACCCATATCTCCTCTACCAAATTTAGTAGGGTATTTAGAAGCTAATTCACGAGCTATATTTTTAGCCCACCTAACTTTTTCATCATTAGAATAACCTCCAAAAATACTTGATTTACCACTACTAATCATCCATTCTAATATAACTTCATATTCAACAGACAGTCCACCACTACCCTTACCATAATCATTTATTCTTTCCCAATAATGTGCATTATTAGCAATATTTAACTCTACTAAATCACTAGAAGAATCAACCCTATATACAAAACTATCGTTTAATCTACCTGAAGCTACATGGTCTTGTTTTCTTAATATATCTCTCATTATCTTAACAAGTTGTTCTCCTATTCTTTTTAATTCTATTTCTAAGTGTTGAAATTCTGCCATTATTATTGTTCTATTTGATTACTGTCTTTATCAAATTTACTACTATTACCCAAATAAGAATCAAATCTATTTGTGCTTCTAGTTACAGGATGTACCTTATTAAAATCATCAGTCATAATAATAGGTAAAAATATTTCTTCTGTAGTATTGTCCATTGAAACCTGTACAGCAGTTAATACATCCGAATCACAACACCTAGTAGTTTCAGTAACAACATCAGCTGAAGAAGCGGTTATAAAACTATGAGTCATAAAAACTCCTCCAGCATTAAATTCTTCAACTCCTTGCTGAGCGCTCGTATTACTATCTTTAAGAGTCTCAGGATTTAAAGATATGTTAGGTTTTGATGATGTTGATTGATGTAAGTTTGCCATAATTTTTATTCATGTTTAATAGTCGGCGTAGGAGTGTCAGTCCATTGCACAAGTTCTACTTTTGTTAGTTGTTTTGATGCTGGAGAGAAATCTATTATTTTATTTATTTTCCAATACACACCATCAATATATACAAGTTTTGATAAATCCATAGTTAAAATATCGTTCATTGTAAGATTAATAAAATAAGTTCTTGTTCTTGGATTGTCTCTAAGTTGATTAATCATTTTCTCCCAATAAATCGCATAAAGACCCTTAACTTCAGCCCAAGTTGTTGTAGTTGGAGGATTGATTGCTTCATTATTGAAAGATAAATTTCCAAATCTCTCTGTGCTAGTTGATTCCCAATCAACGAATGTAGCTCTAGGAGAATAAGCACTGCCAGGAGTACTAAAAACCCCACCTACCAGCTGATGCCTATTCCATTTAGTCATAAAATTAGCATGATTATCTCCCAATACCCATCCCTTATATTTTAATATACGAGGTACATATTTATCTATTTTTGCTGGTCTAGTTGGATGAGGTACAACCCCCATACCAAATACAGATAATTCTTTGTTTATGATAGGGGTTAATTTAGGGTTAACACCACTACTACCACAAGAATCAGCATCCCAATCAGTCCATGTAGAAGCAAAAACAGGGTTTTTAAATGACTTTAGTCCTTTAGGGAATTGAGTCCCTAAAACTGAGTGATAATTAAAGAAATAATTTTGAGCACCCTCTGCCTTAAAAGATTCATTTATAAATTTCATTAACCCATCAGCACCATCAGTTTTATATTCAAAAGAAATTTCTTCACTTAAACCAATAGAGAAAGAGTCTATAATATCTTGAGAATAATCTACCTTATTACTCCAATCATAAGCGAAGCTTTTAGATTTATAAAACTCATTATAAGGTTCAATATAAACTTTTTTAGTCTGAGTATCAGTTCTAAACTGTAAATTAAATAAATGAGAAATACCTTTTATAAAATCAGTTTGAGAGATTGAGCAAGGTAATAAATCTTCTAAATAATATCTATTGCCTGTAACTAAACTCATTTCAGGTTGACTTGGAATAACCTTAAAGAAAGGCAGCTCTTGGTACTCCCATCCTTCCTTAATATTTTTAGTATCGAAGCTACTATATTTTGAGCTAGGAGAGTTAGACCATATCAATCCATTTGTACCACCAGCTGAGAGAGTATAATAATTAGTACCATTAAAGAAATACATAGCGTAACCAGCATTAGGAGATACAGATGTGTTAAACCCTGAATTAGCGTCTAGCCAAGGGTCAGCTAAAGAAATCATACCCCATTTACAGTTAGCGGGATTTTCTTCGTAAGTGCCACTGTTTATATCTTTAAATCTTACTTGCACCTGAACTCTAATAGTCCAATTTGGCTCCATATACCATGCTTCAGCAACCATATTTCTTTTACAAGATATCAATATAGGGCTAGCCGAGCCTGGATAGCAGGGACTACTAGCATGTGGAGTCTTTTTACCTAATTGAGTTAACCCCTCTATCTGAGTATAACTTTCCACACCAGCATCCGCCCAATCTCCTCCAGATATATATTGTTGAACTCCATTATCATCACGAGCTACTATCCTACAATTTACCTGACATGTATCATTTGCTGATGTTTGTAGTGTTGGAGCTGTATTAGAATTATCAAAATTACCTATTAACAAATGAACATCAGTAGATGCATCAAAAAATCCATAGGCATTAGCAGTCCATACCCCTGTAGTAGTATTATAATTACTAAAAGTGTCTTGTATTACTGAATCCATTTTAATAGTATGCCAAGCAGTAGTATCGCCTTTATAAGCCCCTGTACTACCCTGTGTAAAAGCTTGAGCAGCGTGTATTGTTTGATAATTCTTACTACTAACCGCAGCGTCCCATATACCATATATTCCCCTATCAGGAGCGGCGTCTTGATTCCATTGCTTCATTGTTACCATTGTTTGCCCATCTACAGGGAGAGTAATTCTCTCTAAAGGGAAGGAGGCACATAATCTTTTAAACTCCTTATCAGGGTTGTCCATAAAATCACTTTCAATGGTATATCCTATATTATCAAATATCTTTTGTATCATATCGTAAATCCAATACGCAGGTCTCCAATCTTGAGATGGGTCTGTTGGGTCATATAGATTTACAACTCCATTTGAGCCATCTGGGTAAAAATCTCCATAACTAATTAAAGGAAAAAGATATGGGCTGCCAGGAGCATATCCACCAGCATAGTTAGAGTTTGTCATTTTATTATAAATATCATCATAACTATAATCTATATAATAATCACTATCAAAAATATCACATAGATTTGAGCTTTTTATTTCAGACAGCCAAGAGTAATTACCTCCATATACAGTACAATTATAAGAGTCTATAGAAGATTGCTGTGTAACTCCACCTACTTGTATCTTACCTGTAAAAAATTCAATCTCCCCTACCAATATCCTACAGTCTTTTAACCCATACATATTTTTAGAGTCAATTACCTGAGCGTTACCTACATGCTCAAGTAATCTATTATTATTTTTTGTAGCTGGAACATCAAATGACTTTGAATAATCTCCAAATTTAGCTTCTATATCGTTACCATCAGAAATAGCGTATGTTATAGCTAAGGGGAAATCTTCACTATTTGTAATATCTAACTCTCCTATAACATTCTTACCTATATCATCAGGAACTTCCGTTATTGTAGCGTATAGTCTAGTTGGGGTAACAGGTCCTGCGGGGGGAGTAGTAACAACGAAAGATTCATCACACATTATATTTACCTCAGTACCTGTCGCTGTAAAAAATTCCATATATTCCCCATTAGCATTTAACTTAGCATTATTTGAGATACCACCTAAATTAGCAAACCCTATATACCCCTGACAATCCATAGCACCCCCCTCAGAAATACAATCTTGATACACTGTAAACTCTGTATATCTTTCTACTCTAAACCAAAGTCTATATAGTTTTCCAAATTCTAATAACCCTCCATTATAATTAGAATCAATTATACCTGCCAGTAAGTTAGGTCCTCCTAGAGCTGAAAGCTGCCCATAGTTAGGAATAACATACGCCCCACTTGAAGGAGTTAGCCAATGCCCATTCCAAGCCGAACCTTGACTGTATGTAGAATTTACTAAATCTAGTAAATTAGCTCCTATTGTAGACTGTAAGTCTATAATTTGAACCCTTACCTTGCTTGCTTTGTCAGACATATTAGTTTTCTTGTGTATTAACTTTAGATGAGTGAGTATATTCTATATTAACAGTAACAAGTCCTAATTCTTCATCCGCCAATACGAACTCAGTATTATTTATAGTTACAGGAAAATAATCTCTTGTAGATGGATGGGCTTCTGACCTAGTATTAGAGTATGTAGAAGCGTCATTTTCTAATTCTACCCAAACATTTGGAGATGTAAAAAGTTCTTCTAACCATTTAGATAGTTGAGTATTTATAGGCTCAGTATAAACTGAACTATTACGAATAGCGTCAATAGACAAAGTATTTATAGAGGGCTTATAATTATCTCCACCTAAAGGGTCTTGAGGTCTAGCTCTGTTAATATCCGAAGGATATCCATAAGCATTGTTAGTAGCGTCCCACCCTTGTTGATATTGTTTATTAGGAGCAGTCTTTTCAAAAAATGTTTTTGTTATATCAATTCTTTCTGTTACATTACGCTTAAATGTATAGCTGTCTATACCACCCATTCTATTTACCCAATGAAATCTTACAAAATTATAAGGAAGTTTAGCTGAAGTGTGGTCTATTTTATAAATTCTATTCTCGCTACATGATTCTGTTCCTCCTAGAGTAGTGCTATTCCATTTATATTGAACTACATAATAATCTGTAGTAGAACTTATTTTTCCAGCTGATATTCTATTCAAAAATGCTGGAGATACATTTTGAGTTAAATATTTGTATGGATGCCTTCTCATTTGCTGAGTAGTCATTAATTGTTTCCAATCATCAGCTGCCACACCACTCCAAAATGTACTTGCATAACCTGCGAATCCACTATCATCTCCCAATGTTTCATAAACATCTCTTAAATTAATAGTAGAAGTAGTTGTATCTATATCAGTTATTACTACATAAGCAAAAAAGTCAGTCATATCAAAAATAGGATTTGTTTCAGTTGTGCCACCACCACTATTATCATGGGGAAAGGTTGATACAAAAAAGCTTAGGTATTCTCCCTCATCTTCTAGTCTAACAGGCTTCATGTAGTTTTCACTTGTTGAATCTTCAAATCCATTAGGACAATTAGTGAAAAATTTTGTCTCATAAGTATTTCCTCCAGGCAAATATTTCATCATATATTGTTCGCTTAATACTTCAGCGGGTTGACTATCAAACTGAGTAGCTGTATTTACCAATACCCCTGTTCCCATATGAACATAGTCATCACAATTCTCTACTAAAATATTATTATCATTACTTTCTTTAACCTCAAACTTTATAAGTATATCAACAAACTTCCATGAACCCTGCCTGCTTGTATAGTCCCAAAAATCATTAGTTCTATAATCTCCACTCATTTGAAATTTAGATGAAGCAGCTCCTTTATATAACGGCACTAATGTGTAAGAAAGATAATCTCTAACAATAGGGGCTACATCTATAGTAAATGTATGATAATTTTTCGCATTACTTAACTCATTTGATAGTGGATTTATACCATCATTACTTACAAAAGGAATGTCTCTCCCTTTTCTTAATGTTGCAATTTCCTTCATATTACCAATAGCAGACATACTTCCATCCTGCACTGATGTAGGTCCATATTTATCTCCTATATATACTTTAAATAGTGCGTTTATAGCATCTCCCTGTAAATAATCTTCATTAAGCATTATATTTTGAATATTAGCCAAACTTTTTCCCCATGCTATTTGACATATTATTGGGGAATTACAACTTACCATAGCTGGAGATTCAGGATATCCCATAGTTACATCATGCACCGTAACATTTGATATCTCATCATTTTCTACCCATTTTAACCTTCCTGTTTGTATGTTCCCCCAGGCATTTAGTCCTTGACTCATATTTAATAAATTTTATATTTGTTATTTAAGTAATCTATAACCTGAGATATTTCTGATGAGCTTAACGCTCTATTATAAACAAGAATCTCAGGAGTTTCCATCTCTACCCAATTATTGGTAGCCGCTCCAAGTAACCCTCCAATACTAAAATTAGTATCATCAAACTCTCCTGTAGCATCAAAACCAGCAGTAGTAGCAGAAGCAGCAGCATGCTCTCCTGCAGAATCCCAAGCTTGCACAGACAAAGTGTCTCCATCTAATTTAGATACCATCAGACAATCTAGTAGTAGGTTTGCCGCTCCTGTTGTTGCAGTAATAGTATTTCCAGAACCATCTGTTACCTTTGATTCAAAATCAGAGCCAACACCTTGACCTATTTCCATTTTAGCTCCACTAGCGGTATCTGTATATCCATAAATACTTCTGAGTGGCACAACTAAATTTATCACTAAATTTGTAGTAGTAAAAATAGTAAAATCATTTCCTGTAATTGGAGCGTTATTATCAGACACAAGATGATATTCTGGCTGAGGTCCTCCTACTGTTGCAGGAAAATTAATTCTTGGAGACTCATCAAAGCCTCCGTTTATAACATCTTTGTCAAAACCATATCTTAGAGGTTGTTTCGTTGTGTCTGATTGAGATACATCATTCCCCTGCCCTGAACAATCCCCCCAAGCAGATAGTTTTTTAGTGGGTATGCTATAGGTTGCATTACTATCAGCTCTCAACCATACCACTAAATCAGGTACAGTATTAGGATAAAAAGATTGTGGAGTAAAACATCTTGTAAACATTCTCATATCAAACCTCATTGTTATCCTGCATAACTTATCGTTCTTATTATTCTTTATTCTCTCTATCTGTAATGTCTCTTTATCTATATAAACTTGGGTTGGAGTAGGAGATTGATTAGTAGAGGGATTAGTAATAACTCCTCCCGAATAATTTATTAAAACATTATCTAACCATTCTAACGCTAAATCTTGTAGTTTATCCCATCTTTGTTGTAGGGTTATAGCGTCTGATGTAGCTGTTTGGTAAGTGTTGTAAAATTCTATTTCCATCTGGTAATGCTCCCACCCCTCATAAATATCAGGCATCCTAGATGAAGGCGGCTCTATAACCATTAGGGGATATACAGTATCGTGGTTTTGATTTACTTCTCCCTCATATTTGAAGGCACTATCTCCATAAGTCCATTTATTTGTAGCTACTGTTATGAAATCTGTTAGTCTTGTGATAGCCATATTTCTTTATGTTTATTTTTTCTGTTATATTTCTTTTTATTTAAATGGATTTTATTGCCAATCATGCCATTCTTTTTATCTTCCTGAATTTCTAACCACTTCAGGTATTCTTTTAACTTTTTCTTATCTTCTTCTGATATTATCATGCTATTTTATTTGGATTCCTAATTTTATCATTAACTGCAGATTCAAAATCTTTAACAGCTGTTTGCCAACTCATATATGTTAACACTTTGTATAAATTAGCATTTTTCACTGAATCTATACTATTTTTATCCCCTTCTGTAAATACTCCCTTCTCTGATATGCCATATAAACTATTTAACCAACCATAAGGTTTAATAAATTTTTTATACTCTCCCTCTGTCCTTACTCCACCTGTTGGAGTTCTTTTAGCACCGAAGATATTTGGAAATGATTTGTCAATTTCAGATTTTGTATGCTTAAAAAAAAACTGAACTCCCAAATAACATCCATTGTAAGTAACTTAAATCTTTCTGTTTTTTTATCTATATTATCTTCATCATATTCCTCTCCCGCTCTCCTACATAAAATTGCCATTTGCTCTGGTAACACATCAAATATTCCATGCTTCATGCTGTCAATAGTCATATCTAGCTGTGTAGATTCAATATAATCTCCAAAAGTGTTATCAAACATAGCTTCTTTAGGGAAAAAGTATTTTTCTTCGTTAAACATAAATCCATCTACTCCCTCTGGTTTATATTCTTCTGTTACCTTACCAATAAGCTCCATAGCTCTGCTTATGCTATCTACATCACATATTTGTAGAGTATCATCATCAATTTTTGTTATATACTGAAAAATATCAGTATTCATCTTTAACATTTCAACGGTACTTATTTTATCAAAAGGTTTTTCTTCATCAAACTCCCCTTCTTTTAATTTAGCTTTATGTTTTTGCTCATGGCTTTTTATTATATCAAACCAACCGCACCAATACTCTAATGTAATGTCCTTCCATTCTGTTGGAACTTCATATTTTTTACCATCAATATCTAATGTTACCATTATATTTCTTTTAATTTTACTTTAAATTCACTATTAATTCTATCTTCAGCGTATATATCGTATGTCTCCCCAATTATTTGTGAAGTTTTCCTAAATAAATTTTTTTTCATTCTACTAATATCTTTTCTCAAATAATCTCTATCTATACCAGCTAAAAATCCAACCGCCGAAAACACTACTAAGTTTGGAATCATATATCTCCATTCTAACATTAAAGAATCTTGATGTTTATGGTCCTCTCTAAATTCATTAGAATAAGATATTATCATATCTAAAACATCATTGAAGTTCCCAAATTTACCAACAGTTTCATCCTCAGTTATGTAATAAATAGCTGCCTTCACACTATGGATGTATTTATCCAATATTTTTTTGTGTTTTATGTTATCGCAGACAATTTCAGTCATTTTAGGTAAAATTTTTTACAAAAATACTATATTAAATAATACAACCCACGAAAAAAATGGAAATCAAGAAAAGTAAACTATTTTCCCTGCATTAGACCATATCTCTCTATTTACCGCCATCACAAGACAGTCTACCATGTCATCATGTCGTGCTGATGGAAATTTTACGCATTGTTGTATAAATTCTTCATTCCACTCCCCTTTCAACAAACTTACTCTCTCAGATTCTAAACTTGCGCTTATATCTTGTACTCTAGCTACTTTATCTTTAGTTGGAGGTTTATCTTCTCTAACATTTAGTCCTGTTTCTCTTTTTAGAGTCTGAACTATTGACTTACCAGACGCTTTTGGCTCTACATATATTCTACTGCTGTTAGTATATCCATTCATCTGTACCCATTGAGGAATAAATCTAATTAAGTCTGGAAAATTTTTATGAACATTTACACAATTAATAATCTGCCATTTATTATCTAAATAAATATAAGCTAATAATGCTGAGGGGTCGTTCTTTTGATTTTCAGTATATGCTGGGTCTATTATAAAATTCACTTTTACCCCATTATTTTTTTTAGAATACTCATCTATCTTAAACCAACTTCCCTTTATCAATCCTGAATTTAAGGGAGCGGGGGTTTGCATTAACTGTCCCGCATATCCATAAGTACCCAACGCCTCTTTATAATCTTGTAAAATAGCTCTACTAAATCTATCAGTCCAAAATAAATTATCTTCATCATAATATTCTCTTAAAGAAGCGGGCTTTACATCATCTGATAATTCTGCTGGTATGCAAATGTGTTTATATTTTAATCTTGTGTTTATACCATCTACTAAATATCCACTTAAATCGTTTTCGTGTATTCTTTGCATGATAATTATACGAACTCCTGTTAAGGGGTTATTTAATCTTGAATAAAATGTTGTTCTGTACCATTCGTTAGCATTTTCTCTTTCAACTTCAGAAGCGGCGTTTTTAGGAGATACAGGGTCATCAATAATTAAGAAATCTGCTCCCTGTCCTGTTATAGTACCACCAACAGATGTAGCTCTTCTCATTCCCATATAATTATTTTCGTATCTAGCTTTTAAGTTTTGGTCTTTCTTAATATGAAATATATCTCCCCATCTTTCTCTATACCAATCACTCTGAATAACATCTCTACTTTTTGTTGCATGTTCTATAGATAGGTCAGCAGAATAAGAAGCAGTAATGAATCTGAGTTTAGGGTCATTTATCCAACACCAAACAGGAAATAATACTGTAACGATTAAAGATTTAGTTGAACGAAAAGGAACATTAACAATAATGTCTTTCTTTTTTGGTTTTCCCTCAGTTATTCTTTCAGCTTCCTCTTGTAATAAATTACATAAATATTTATGATGCCAATTAGTTGATAGGGGAACAGCGGGCTCTACAATATGCCAAGACCTCTTAAAAAATTCATAAAAAGACATCTCACATAATTTTTGCTCAATAGCAAACTTTATAATGTCATCATTATTCTTCGTTGTACTCATCTAATCTTTTTCTCAACTCCTCAACAGATATATCATCATTAAAATCAACTTTTATTCTTTTTGAAGTATTATCTGTAATCTCAGAAGATGAGAGTTTGGGAACAGTATAGTTCATTAATTTAGCAACAGCGTTTATATATGCTTCAGGGTCTTTATCAAATAATTTTTCCAAAGCTATTTTGATTTTCGTTGAATGTCCCTCTAAAGCCCAAGCTAAAGCATTTCTACTCATCGCAGTAGTTTTAGCTTTTCCCCTTGTCGGTTTAATGTCCTCTATCTCTTTAGTAAGGGGAGGTAATTTTCTTGTTGGGGGTTTAATAACTTTTTCCCCTTTAACATTTTCCTTGATATTCTTCTCCATATCATCTATACTGCTATCTAATCTTAATCTTCTTCTTAATTCCTCTTTTTCTTTATCTTTCATAATCTTATATTTAATATTACAAATAAACAAAATAAAATAATACCAATAACGAAATTTGTAGAAATATTATAAAATACACTTTAGCTTTATCTTTTACTTTATATTGTTCTTTATCTATAAGGGTATTTAATACCCCTTAATTACCTTTTTTCTATATTTTTCGTAGATGTTAAATTCCATTCCCCTAACTTGTGCTTACATTTGTATTACATTTGTATCTCCCAGAAAACTCCCTAATTATCTGAAGTAAATCAATATAAAATTGAAATTCAAAATTTGATTTGCATGTGTAGACCCTTAAGAAAGTCGGACTCCAAATTTGACGGAATTTGTAAAAATCTCCCCAAAATCCCCAAAAATCCTACCTTTTTTTAACAATTTGGAAGAAAAGTAAAGAAAATATTAAACTTTTTTAGTTTTTTTGTCGTTTTGTTTGGCAAATCCAAAGAAAAAACGCTATCTTTTTAATATGTTTCTTATAATTTCTTTACTAATCTTCTCAAATTATTTATTAGCTACACATTGCAAGAAATAAAAAGCAAACTATCACAATAAATTTTATGCTTGCGCTTTCTGTGTTAAAGCTGTTAAAATAGTTTTTTCATAGGTAATTATTTAGTTAATATTCGGGTTTATTTTCTTAGAAATCTAAGTCATCGCTCCAATGATAACAGCCAGAATAATTGTTGTAAACAGCTTCATCAGTCAAAATATATTCTTGTCGTTCATCGCAATAAGTCGCGCAATCACTGCAAACACTCATGTCGGATGTATCAATGTATGCGCCATCTTCTTCGCTGTCATATCTATCGCCGCATTGTTCGCATTCGCTTTGTTGTTCTGTAGCTTCGCCGCCTGTGCCATCTAATCGTATCGCGCCGCAATCTTCTTCACAAGACAAATTACTACAATCACTGTCAAAAAATTGGAAGGTATCGCAATAAGGATAATAGGAATAGTAGCGGCTTAATGTTTCAACACTAAAGGAAGGATAACGTTTACATTTTATATTGTCGCTTTTAATGTAGTCAGTATCTTCGCAATCTTTACTCAACCATTTTGCCATTCCTTGTTTAATATCGTGCCAATTATAAGAGTTTGCAAAGGCAATATTATAACAGTTACTTTCTTCGTTGTCTGGTAATCTATTAACATTGTAATAGTTATGAATATCGTTAATTAATTGTATTTGCGTTGCTTCTCTATGGTCTTGCGTCTTGGTGTAGATTCTATCTATAAACATTTTGTTTGGGTGTATCTTCTTACGCCTATCAATATCTTCTGTAGGTATATCTAACCATATTAAAGAGCGGGCAATTATCTCATTATGTTGGACTAACAAAGCAATTTTTAAGGTTGCTTCATCTGTGTTAATATCGTTGTATATATCAAACCAATTTTTTGGCTTTCCTTGCATACATGAGCCATCTACACTTATACTAACATTATTACTTTCTTTTGTAGTTCCTAAATTAAAAACGCTTTCTTTATCTTTATTTTTTAGGCTGTAAATAGTTGGGATATGTTTAGCGTCTAAAACAAATAAATGTTTAGGAAGAAGAGCGTTAGCCGCTTCTGTTGCCCGTTTTACCATTATATTAAAATCTTCTAACTGGCAGGCTGTAATATTATCTTTAATAAAAAAGTTGTTCGCAAATTTCGTTATACTACAGGCTGTAAAATATTTTTCTCTTTGTTCTGCTGTTGGTCTTAATCTTAATTTAACATTTGCGTGCTTCTCTAAGCTTTTAATTTTATCTTCTTTTATGTAACTAACTTTAATATTATCAATCACTGCGTTTGCTGTTCGCTTCAAACATACATTAAATTTATTATTTTGTTTTATTCCTAACTTTTCGATTTGTGTTAGCATTTTATGAAGAATATCTCTAAAATCTTGGCTTTCTGAATATGTTTTTATTTTTTCCATTTTTTTAGTTTTTAAGGGTTTTATATTAAAGAGTAATAAAATGGTAAGAAACAATAGTAATACCTATTAAAGCACATGAAACAGCTATATAGTCGCAAATATTACAAATCTTTGCCGCTTTCCTTTGTTCTGGGCTTGAAAATTTGTAATTTATTATTTTACTTTTTATTTTGCCGTTGCTTTTCCAATTATTTCTGTATTTTTCTCGAATGAAAGTTTGTAATTCGGAAGTAGGCAAATAAATGACATCTCCCGTTGTTCTGTGTGTAATTTTGTAGTCTTGTAAATTTCTTAAAATTGTCTTGTTTAATAAATTTTTCATGTTTTTTAGTTTTTTAGTTAGTTATTTATAAAATCTTTAGTTAGAAAAATTGTAATATCATCATCATCCACATCATCTAAAATTTTTACATCTACTTCAAACCATGTTTTATTTTTTTCCTTATCCCAAACGCCCTCTATTAAATAGATATATCTTGGCTTTATTATTCCATCTACATTACACCATCCAATAACGCCTGTTCCTCTTATTGTTCCCTTAAAGGTGTTCCAATAATCATAACAATTTATTTTTGTTCCAATTTTGTATTTTGCTTTCATAGTTTTATTTTTTAGTTAGTTATTAATGTTATTGTATTGCTGCGTAAATTGTAAAGATGAATAAAGATAAAGAACCTATTTCTTTTTTTTTAATGATTTATAATATTGTAAAGATACTAAAAAAACA